AAGCTCAGAATACTGTTCCTGTCCACCCACAATAGAGTGCATCTCTGCTTCTACTTGTGAGGACAGAGCGTTCTGACCTTGTATCCAACTATCAACAAGAGTACGAGAGAAGCCAGCTTCTTCTAATGCTGTATAAGCATCAGCCGAAAGCTCACCATTATCTAAGTATTCCTGTTGAAATACATCAAAGTCCAGCCCCTTGGCATCTAGGGCTTCGGAAACTTCAGAGCTAGTCTGTTCTACCTGTTCAGCTAGTTCATCTGTTTCTTGAGTCTCTTCTTTACTACCCTTACCAAGCTTGCTCTCTAATTCTGAGTAAGCCTTTGCCATGTCTTCTGGACTTTTAAATTTTTCAGGCAACCAATCAGGACGATCAGAAGGTGCTTGACCTTCTACCTTCTTCAACATAGCATCAATATGCTCTTGTGATTCTGGTGGTTGTTCTTGATGTGTGTTCACTGATTCTGTCATTCGCTAACTTGCTCCAATGCCTGACGTATTTGATCAGGGTCTATGTTACCAGCTACTGCTGGGGCTGCTCTTTGTGCTGCTCCCATAGCTGTCTGTTCCAACATTTGTTGTTGCATCATTTGTTGTTGTGCCATTTGTTCTTGCATCTTCTGTTCCTGAGATTTAATCAGACCAGAAGTATCAATCCCTAGAGAAGCACCAAGACGGTCAATGTAGTCATTGATGTTCATCTCACTAGCAATAACTTCAGCCCCTAGTGGCTGTAGATACTGCAAGAAAGTTGCAAGTTTATTAAGGTCTTGACCTCTACCAAGTGCCTCAATACCAGTAACAACGGTAGGCTTAACGCTGTCCTTAGGCATCTTAGGCATTTTACCCTGCTGTTGCAGAGAGTTTAGTAGGAGGTTAATCAGAGGAAGCTGAAACTCCTGAGACAGAATTGAGTACACACCACCAAGGGCAGTCTCAAGTTCCTGTGCCATGAAGCGAACTTCTTCTGCTGTCACTCGCTCTGCTGCTCGTTGTACTGAACTGTTCAACAAGAAGGCAGCAGCCATGCGGTCATTAATCATACGCATAGTTTCTAATGCTACACGGAAGTCTGCTGCTTTCTGTACCTGTAGGGTAGATACATCATTAGCATCACCATTAAGGAACGCACCATTAGGTGCTTTAGAAAGGTCAGAAGATTTTGTTGTACCATTAGGACGTACAAGAAAGAGTACCTTAGAGGAAGCAGCACTACCCTGCACAATAGCACGAGTAAGTGACTCAAGGCTTCTTAGGTCTCCAATGTATTCTTCTACATACCCACGTCCGTAATCTTCTCCGTCTATACGGATGAACCGAAGAGGGATAAATGGGTTTGTGTCATCTTTATATGTTCCCCTAGAGTTAGGGACTTCTATGCCAGCAACCTCTTGAAATACATCAAAGCCTCTATTAGTCTTCATAAGCTTTGTATAAAGGTTTAGAGATTTAACTGGGGTTTCTGATTGAGGCAGCATCGCCTGTACTTCCTCAGGAAGCATCATGGGTGATACTGTTTCTTTTGTAATGATTTCTAGAACATTACCCATAGCGTCACGTTTAGTAACGTAACGGTCAGGTCTGTATACTTTCATACCGCCTTTTTTAGGCATATATACAAGAGCATTACCTGTCACAATCAGAAGCTTAAGAGCTTCAAAGACAGGCACACGGATAGCTTTACCCTCAATCTCTTGCATTGCAGCACGTTCAATTCGTGCTAGTCCTTCTTCTACTTGACCACGATTATCACCAGCAATCTGCTGTAAATCAAAGTCATCAATAGTAAGTCTGAAGAAGGGACTGTTAGGAGGTAGTAGAGCCAGAAGCAATTTAGATGCGAGATTGTTTACACCCCTTGCCCCTATACCTTGATATGGTGTACTGTAGATACTTGAACTACTATGACCTTCATCTGGTAAAAGAGTAGGAATGGTAAGCCTTGCTGCTTCGCGTCCTCGTTCTAAAAAGGTGTCTCGCTCCCCTTCAAGTTGACTGTAGCGTTTAGCTACTTCACCTACACCTTGTTCCATTTAATTATCCTTTTGGAATGTTAAGCCCGACACCACCATCACCACCTACATTAGCTGAGGCTGGTTGTGTGACAAGGGCTTTCTTACCTTTTTTACTAATACCTAGCATGGTAGATGTAGTAGCTATATCTGTTTCATCTCCTTCTTCAGTGCTTTTAGCAGCAGCAGTAGAAGGAGTAGACATACTAGAAGACCTAGAAGAAGCTCTTGACTTCTTACTAAACCCAAGTGATTTACTTATACTACCCATACTACTCTCCTGTAGGTACTTGAACACCAGAACCTTCACTACCTGTCTGTGTAGCGGTGTCTTGTAGTTGAATCTTCAGGCCTTTTTTGCCTGTCTTCTTTTTCTTCAGTTGCTCTGATGTTAATTCTGTATCGTCCATCTCAATGTCAGGAGTCTTAGTAACAGCAGTCACTGGTCTCGCTGGGGGTGGGGCTGGACGAGGTGTTCTTCCCATTAAACTTCCCATTTAATCTTCCTCAAAATCGTTGTCTTGTAATTCATGTAACTTCTGTATCACAGACTGTTGACCCCTGAGGAAAGATAACTCCTCAGAGGACACTTGATTAAGCGGAAGTTTATCTGGATACAGTTCAGAAAGCTTTCTCAATAAGCCATCTGTAATGTTATAATCGTTTCCTAAAACTCTCATTTTATTCAAACTTTCGCTAATAGTTACACTTTAGATTTCACATACACCAGCAGTACAGGCTAATTCCTGAGAAGATGTAGTATTATCAAGGACTTCTGTATACTCAGCAAAGTCAATTACTGGCATAGCTGCATTTAGTTCTTTATACTGCTGCTCTGTAATCTCTTCATAGGGTGCTTGTGCGTAGGAATGGTTGTCATCCTCACGAGGTAGGAAGGATACACCACACACTTCATCCCAATGTTTCCATACCCATGCGCCTACATCAGCCCATTCATCCTCACCTACATAGATAGTTACTGATGGGTTGTGGTCAGTCCAGTGATTACGGTATGTAAGCCATAGCTCTAGGTGTTCAATAGCACCAATGTCATGTCGTGTAAGACTATTAGAAGCAGAAGCCATAGGAAATTCAAACACTAGGTTCTGTGGATTATATACATCAACCTCACAGGGGACACCCTTCTCCTGCATCCAAGTAGCAAGAGGGTCTTTAACATCTGCTCTTACTCTACGGATGTAGTGTTTAGCATAGCGAGGGTGTATACCACTACCACTATTAACTAACTGTGATACAGTACCAGAAGGTTTAACTGTGGTGATAGCCTTTGATGGATTGATGCCTAGCTTCTCAGCCCATTCCTTGTTAACATCACGAGTTATATCACGAAGCTTCTCTAACGTACCACCAAGTACAGACTTCTCATACTCACCCTGACCAGACATAATCTTGTGGTCAAAGATACCAGTAAGAGATACGCCTAGTAGCCTTTCTTCTTCGGAGTTCTTTTTCCATTTCGGTGACAGGTATTTGAAGTCCACAAGGGCTGATTGAATCGTCCCAATGATCGTTGCGATTTCGGTTTTCTTCTCAAGCTCTCCGACTCCATCGGTTTCTCTGATGACAACTTCGGAGAGGTTACAGAATTGTCTACTTCTGAGACTGATTTCTCCACAGGGGTTCGTTCCAAAATCGCTGCGGCTTTCTCTGCCAATACTTTCTGCCTTAGCTTGGGCTGCTTCACGGTTAAATATACCTCGTTCACCTGACTTAGATTCATACAATGCTGACCATTCACGGAGAAAGCTACCCATATCTGGCTTGTCTGTGAAGGCAATGGAGTTGTTAGCATAGCTACGGTTGACCTGTTCGTTCCACCAGTTACCCATCTTAGCGTGACGCATACGGTCATCACTTAGGTTTGATAGACTAATCATAGCAGAGCGTCTAACCCCACCAACCACAACAGCAGCAGCTACCTGACACATAATGTCATGACACTCAAGGCTATTCAACTTACGTCCTGCGGCTTTTCTGAAGGTATTCACCACAAACTTGAATAGGTTCTCTAAGGGTTCAGCACCAGAAGCACGTCCACCAAAGGTCTTCAGCCTAGCACCAGCAGGACGCACCTTAGATATATCCCACTTAGGTATCTCACCAGCATAGAGGCGGCTTATGATTTGACGGAAGGCTTTAGCCCATCCTTCTTTACTATCAGCTACTACTACAATCTCATCAGTCTCAGTAAACTCTGCTGGTATCTCAGGGAGCTTCTTAATAAACTCACGTTCAACAGAGAATCCAACACCAGTACCACACATCAGTACAAGCAACGCCTCATCAAACGCTTTAGGGTCATCAACAGCAAGAAAGCTACAGTTATAAGCAGCAACATGATTTCTATCTAATGCCTCCCCAGCAGTCATGATAGTACGCATGGATGGTACTACCTCTAGATTTAGAATAGCATCCTTAACGTCTGGTCTTTCTGACAGCACAGGAAACCTTCCTGTCATGTAGTTCCACCATCGGTCTACTGTTTCGTTCCATGTTTCTCTTCGTTCTTTATCCTCTAGCCACCTAGCATAGCGGCTTACATGGATATAGGATTGGTATGAATCCATTATCTATCGTCCCCTTCTCCGTGTAACTTGTTTTCAAGCGCACGTTTGTTTAGCTTTCTTAAATTCTCTTCTGCGATTCCCTGTAGTGACAGGCCACAGTCGTGTGCTAATGCTGCTAGATACCAGAGAACATCTCCCATCTCTGCCTGTATCTTTTCCTTCTGTTCTTCCAGAGGAATATTATCACGCATCATCTTCTTAATCTTTCCTGCTACCTCACCAGCTTCTTCAGCTAGTCCAAGTGCAGGATAGGAAATAGCATACTTTGAAGGATAGATAGCAGTACGCCTAGCCTTAAGTTGATACTCATAAAAATCCAGCATTACCAGTTTACTCCCTTTGTTTTCTCTAGTAGTTCAATCATCTTGTTAAGATACCATACAGCTTTCTTAGCATCCTGAATAGGATTACCCTTCTTCCACAGGCGTGATCCTGTATACTTAAGGATGTTTCCATGGCAGTAGCTAATAGCCTCATACTCACCTAACACATCTACAATGTAGTCAATGGTTTCAATCTTACCATCAGCGTAGTGAGCAGGACTATTAATCATATCACGTTCCTTACGGTCATTGAGAACAGCAATCTTCTCACACATACTACTTGCTCTGTCCTCAAACTCTTTTAACTTACGCTTCATATAATCTTCATAGCTTTCGTGTCTGGATTCCATAGTGTTACCTCACCTGTGTCTGTGTCATATTCACCGTTGCGTAGGATACGAGCTAGTCGTGCGTTCTCTAGTGCTACTTCTTCTGAGAGACCTTTGCTAATGTACGCTCTGACCACCGCACCCCAGCCATCACCAAACTCAAGGATTTTCTCAGCAGTTTTTGCACCAACTGAAGGACAACCTTTGTAGTTGTCAGTAGCATCACCAGTAAGAGTTTGTATAAAGAAGTTGTGATCTGCCTCAACCTCTCCGATTTCCACAACCTCTCCATTAAGCCAATGAAGTGCTGGTATAGTTTGTAGGTCTTTGTCTTCAGACCAGATAATAGTGTCTTTGTTTGCAGTACCAAGTATTCCCAATACGTCATCTGCTTCAAGTCCCTTATAGATTATAGTGTTGTACTTACCAATTATGTAAGACCTAGCCCAGCTTAATAACATAGGCTTCCTAACATTACTTCGGTTAGCCTTGTAGTATGGTGCTAGCTTCTTACGAAAGTTTTCCTTGTCAGACAAAGCCACAATACAGTCCTGAACAGGAGCTTCATTTAGTAACTTGTCTATCTGTTCCTCAATGCGGATAGCTACATCAGCCTCATGTGAGTGTAGTGTCCACAGTCCGTCACCCCAATCAATAGGAGTCTCAGCAGAAGCAGAAGCTTTGTAAGCTATGATGTCTCCATCAATGAGCAAAAGGGTCATCGTCATTATCCTTTCCTATCAAATGTTCAAGGTCTTTTAGTTTACTGTGTGTCATTACTTGAATACCCATCTTAACTTGTATGTAATCTAGGTATGATTCAACCAACCATTTGATACACAGACATATGGTTATAGCGAAGAAGCTACACGTTAGTATTAACTTGAATAAGAAATCAAAGTCCATGTTGTATGCACTCCTTCGCTTGTCCTACTGACATCTTGAACCACTCACCCCTACGCTCTGCAATCTTCTCAGCAGCCTTGTGTGCAGCAGCCTCAGCATTACGTCTGTCTTTAGTAGAGGCAGCATACATTACTTTGTAGTCACGCATTGGACTGCTTGTCTGGTAGCCGTTACATCTATCCTCTGCATCTACAGCCATACCAATCTTTACCCAGTCAGGCCATGCTGGATTAGTAATAATGTAGACCTGTCCTTCAGTGCTACGCTCATAGTTCTCAAGACTGGAGAAGGCAGCTTCATCAAATGATTTATATCTACCAGCTTTCCACAGAGGATGAGACTTAGGTACATACTTACCAGCTACAAACATTCTCTCAAGATATTTCTTTCTATGTCCAGAAAGTCTTCGCCTAGTACCATCAGAGTTTCCATAATACCACCATTCACCATCTTCAAAACGACAATTTATATTAGTGGGTGTCTGCCCAGTTTCTTCCATACTTGTATTCGCTGTCAAGTCTGCATCTGAACCCGAAGTGTTGTTCAACGTCTCGCATACATCGCTGAATAAGTTGTCCTGTCGCATCTTCCT